CTGCGGGCGGGTCCCGACGTGGCACACCTCGCGCCACGAGTCGGGAGGGGCCAGCGTGCGGCCTCCTGCGCCGTCTGGGGCGTAGGCGGCGCCGACGGGGACACACACGGTCGAGCGGCGGCTTGTGCGGCTGATGGTGGCGAGCTCGTCGAGCTCGGCGTCGGTGGGCCAGAGATCGACGTTCATGGCGCCAACCATCCGGCGCCGGGGTGGAGCCCGTAGGCGTTCTGTTCGCTGGCGTTGATCGACACGGAGCCGACTCCACCGGCGCCACCGGAGGCGGCGACGCGGGCACGGAACCGGGTGGCGAGCTCGAGGAGGGCCGAGGCGGCGTCGCCTCGCGACCACGACTCGCCGGCGGCGTCGGTGAACGAGAGGATGCCGCCGGCCACCTGAGCGGCGAGGAGCTCGGCGAGCTCGGCCGCTGCGGCGTTGAGCTCGTAGTAGGTGCCGTCGATGTGGACGGGGCCGGGCGTGTCGGTGGCGAACGTCCACCGGCCTCGCAACGGATCGGCCTCGGTGGCGGTGAGCGGCTCGCCGGCGTCGGTCATCAACGTGGCGTTGTCGGCCCAACCGTGGGGGCCGGCGTAGGTGAGCGTCGAGCCGGTGATCGGGTGCGGGGTTCCGGTGAGGCGGGCGCCCTGCACGGCGGTGGCGTGTCGATCGAGCGTGTCCTGCACGACGTCGGGGTCGATGTTGTATCGGCCGGCGGGATCGACTGAGCGGGTGAGGAGGGCGGCGAGGCCGACCATTTCGGGGCGGAGAGTCATGCCGGGGACCCTACCGCCGGGGGGTTGCTGAGGACGGTGACGCCGGCGTAGCCACCAACGCCGGCGCCATCCGTCCTCGAGCTCGGGGCGACGGCTACCGGGTGAGGCCGGCGCGTCGGATGTCGGCGTAGGTCGCGTCGGCCCAACCGAGCGCGCCGTCGGCGATGGCCTGGGTCACGGTGATGTGGACGACGTGGCCCTTGACGGGGTGGATGAGGTACACGGACGGCTCGACGTCGGCGCGGAGGCCGGCCTGTGCTCGAGCCTCGTCGATGGCGCGGCCGACGTCGGCGGCGTCGAGCCCGGCGAGGGTGCGGGCGAGCTCGTCGAGCATGGCGCGCTGACCGGTGAGGTCGATGTCGGCGACTCCGTACGTGTCGGGCTGGCGCTCGCCGGACTTGTGCACCGGGATCACGTTGGGGTCGGGCTCGGGGACCGGGATGGCGTCGGGGCCGGGGCTCGCGATGGCGGCTGCCGCTGCGTCCTTCTCGGCCTGGGTCTTGCGTGCGGTCATTCGTGGGTTCCTGACTGTTGTGGGTTGCTTCTAACGAGGACCGCCGGCGCCACCTCGAGGGCGACGCCGGCGGCGGGATCGTCGGGGGGTTGATGCCCTTACGAGAGGACGGTGATACCGGAGGCGTCGCGGCCCTCGGCGACTCCGTAGAGGACGTCGAGCGTGACCTGCGTGCCGAGGTAGGTCGGGTTGTAGGCCATCGTGACGCGGATGCTGAGGCCGGACTCCTGGTCGACCATGACGGTCTGCCGGGCGCCCATCGTGTTGCCGTCGGTGGGGAGGTTCCGCATGGCGAGGATCATCGCGTCGGGGGCGAGCGCAATGTTCTTCGTCGAGTTGGGCGAGCCGGCGACGACGGGGACACGGTTCGACCAACCGATGTTGAGGCCGGCGATGTTCGTGAGCACACCGGTCTTGATGGCCTCGGGCGTCGCGTTCGCGAAGAACGCGGCGAGCGAGGTGTCGGCCTGCAACGCCGCGTAGTCCTTCGTTGCCACGAAGATGTTGCGGTTCTCCTCGGGGATGCTCGCGTCGTTGAATGCCTTGGCGACGCTGCGGAGCGTCGCCGAGGTGATGTCGGTGCCGCTGGTGCCGACGGTCGTCGAGAACCCCGCGTAGAGGGCCCACAACGCATCTTCGATCGCGAGGGCGATGGGCTCGATGGCGGCGTTCATGTAGCGCTCGATGCCGGTCTGACCGGCGCCGGGGCCACCGCGCATGGCCTTCACCGCGTCCTCGAGGAGGAACGACACCTCTTTGTGCTGGTTGAGGGTGACCGAGATGGTCGAGTCGGTCGGCTGCTGCAACGTGACCGCGCCGCCGGCCGTCTTGGTGTTCACCACGAACGACGGGGGGAGCGGGATGTTCAGCTTGTCGCCCTCGTTGAACGTGCCGTAGTCGCTGTCGCGAGTGACGACGCGGGCGAGGCGGATCTTGCGTCGCAACGCGCGGATTCCCTCGTTCGCCCACACCTCGGGGATGAGGAGGTCGGCGCTGGTGAGCGTGATGTTTGCCATGTCGTGTGATCCTTCGGGGATGGTGCCGGCGGTGCGGCGGTTGTTGGGGACTAGCCCTCGTCGATCCGGCCCTCCTGGAGGGCCTTCATGATGTCGGCGCGGTGCTCCTCGTAGAACGATGCATCGGCCAACTGTGAGCGCTTGTACCGGACGGGCTGACCGGTGGCGCCGGGGGCGGCGCCGGGTCCTGCCTGGCCGGGGGTGCCGGTGAGGGCGAGGTAGGGGCGCTCCGTGAGGAGTGCCGTGACGGCTTCGGTGACGCCGGTGGGGTTGCCGTCGGCGTCGAGTTGGATCTTCGGTCCGAGGATCTCGACGGTGTCGGTGATCCGGAGGCCGGCTGCCTGTGCGGCGGCGGTGAGCGCGGCGTTCACCTTGAGCGACTTGTTCGTCTCGGCGAGCGTGGCGTTCTGCTTTGCAAGGTCGTCGCGTTCCTTCTGGACGCGCTCGGCATCGCTGAGGTTCGCGGCTTCGGCGGCTTCGGCTCGGGCCTGGGCCTCGCGTGCCTCGCGGCGGTAGCGAGCGGCTTCGGCGTTGGCTGCCTTGACGCGGGGGTCCTCGGTTGCCTGGGGCTCCTGGCCCTCTGGCGGGGTGCCCGCCGGCGCCTGGCCGGTCGGTGCGGGGGTGCCTGCCGGGGTGGCGGGCGGTGTTGCGGTCGGCTCCTGGCCGGGCGTGCCCGTCGCCGGCGGCTCCTGGCCTGATCCGACGGGGGCGGTGTTGCTGGTGTCGCTCACTGTAGGTGGCTCCTGTGGTGGTGGTGGCGGATTGCCGACGGGTGCCGGCGGCGACATCGTAGAACGGTCGAGCTCGAGGTGAGGGTGAGGGTACGGTGAGCGGCTCGTAACCGCGCCACATGTGGGCCGTCCTTCCCTCCTTTCGGATTGGCGGCGCGGTGCTCCCTCCTCCGGAAACTCATGGGCGCCGGCGGGGTGGCGGGGGGCCGATCACTAGACGGGCCGGCGTCGACGGGCGCCGGTGCCGTCGCGGGGATCCGCGAGACGTCTCGAGGGCCCTAGCGACGGGTCGGGGTGATGCCGGCGGCGGCGATGACGGCGCGGGCGCGCTCGGGGTTCTGCGTCGGGTCGTCGGGGAAGTCCTCGAGCGGGCCGAGCGGAACGATGACGGGGACGACGGGGCGACGTCGGACCATGCCGCGGTGCTCGAGCTCGTCGGCGACGGCGTTGGGGTCGAGCTCGACACCTCGAGGGAGCCGGCGGCGCGGGGCGCGGGGTGCGGTCATGGCTTCACCTTCGGGCCGGGCGCCGGCCGGCCGTAGTCGGGGAGGGCGCGGGTGGGGATCTTCTCGCCGGCGAGCTCGGCGGTGGCGACGATGCGGGCGTGGATCTCCTCGAGGGCGTCGGGGCCGTCGAGCTCCTCGGGGATGAGCGCGGCGAGGCGGGCGCGGTCGGCGTCGGTGGCGTCGCCGGCGGAGAGGCGGTAGTCGAGCTCGAGCACCTCCTCGGCGTAGCTGTCCGGCGTCATCGTCCATGGGGCGGGGCCGGTGCCGGCGCCGCGGTAGGCGGGGGCCAGCATCCGGGCGGCGTCGTCGGCGAGCTCCTGCGCGAGCTCGAGCTCGGCCGCGGTGGCGTGGCGGGCGGCGGTGTCGACCATGGTTCGGACGACGTCGACGGGGTCGCGGGCGAGGAGGATCGACGTGGCGGGGACGTCGTGGGAGGTGTGCGCTCCGATGAGCTCGTCGAGCTCGCGGGCGGGGATGAGGTTCGATGGCTTGCCGGCGGCGGCGCTCGCGGCGGCGTCGATCTTCCGTGTCTGGTGTAGGACGTAGTCGATGGCGTCCTCGCGGGTGGCGCCGGGTGGGAGCCGGCCGGAGGCGAGGAGCTCGTCGGTGATGGCCTCGAGGTTGGCGCCGGCGGCGGCGGTCGCCTTCCCTCGAGCTCCTCGGCCGGCGCCCTTGCCGACCTGTGCGCCGTCGGACCACCACCGGTTCATCCGCTTCACTTCGGCTTCGGACATGTCGTCGACGAACGACCATTCCTGACCGGCGACGGTGCCGTCGCTGTAGCGCCGTACGTAGACCTTGCCGTCGGCGCGGCGCTTGCCGGGGATGCGGCTGCCGTGCCCAACGTCCTCCCACTTCCCGGCCGGGGGCCGTGGGATGCCGATGCCGGCGGTTCCGAGCGCGTCCTCGTAATCGGCCCACGCCTGCGCCTTGGCGCGCACCGCGGCGTTCCGGATCGACTCTCGGTAGGCGGGGACCTGAGCGAGGTGCTCGCGGTACTCGGGGAGCGAGAGGCCGAGCTCGCGGGCCTCGTGGGTGTGCTGCGTGTCGAGCTTCACGGCGCGGACGTCGGCCCTCGAGGGGCGGGGCGGAGCGACGACCGGGCGGCGGTCGATGGTCGAGTCGATGGGGCGGAGCGTCCGCATGGTTCCCCACGCGCCGTTGCTGCGCCGGCCGACCATGTCGTCGAGCGACTGCCGGCCCTCGGCCCAGAGTTCGTGTCGCTTCGGGCCGAGGATCTTGCGTTGCTCCTCGAGGGGGCGGGTGGCGAGGAGCTCATCGCCGGTGGGGATCTTGTCGGCGCTGCCACCGGGGACGGCGGGGACCATCGTGCATCGGCAGTTCGGGTGGCCGTCGAGCGTCTCGGTGACGGGGTGCCGGGTGCCGTGCATCGCCCAACAGACGGCGCACGTCCTCGAGTCGGCGGCGCTGAGCCAAACCCACTCATCTATGCCGGGCGCGTCCTCGAGGCGGGAGCGGGTCGCCTCTCGCTGGGCGCGGAGGAGCTCGGTGCGGGCGATCGTGTCGGCCCTCGAGCGGGTGAGCTCGGCGCCGGTCGACATGACGGCGCGGGCGGCGTCGCGTGGGTTCTGTCCGGTGAGGAGGGCGGTGGTGAGGCGCTCGGCGACGGCGTTGCCGACGGTGCCGGGGATCGACTCGACGAGCTTGCGGAGCGGGGAGCCCTCGGCGTAGAGGGCGCCGGCGAGGCGGCGGCTCGCCTCGAGGTCGGTGCGGGTGATGTTCGGGAGGGCGCCGAGCTCGGTGGCGAGCTCGAGGCCGGCGCGCGATGCGTCGCGTACGGCCGAGGTGAACGCGTCGGGCGGGGCGATGCTGCGCCGGACCATCTCGGCGGAGAGCTCGCGGGCCTGCTGCGCGCTCGTGGTGAGGCCGGCGAGGTCGACGACTCCGTCGGTGGTGTAGCGCTCGAGGTGGGCCTCGAGCCGGCCGGCGGCGCGCTCGGCGCCGAGCTCGAGGGCTCGGCGGTCGATGATGCTGGCGCGGGACTCGATGCGGTCGAGCTCGGCGAGGTGGGCCTTGACGGCCTTGGCGAGCTCGCTCGGCGTCTGTGGCGGCTTCCGTGGTGGCACGGGGCGACGCTAGGCGCCGGGCGCCGGCTGCGGGTCCGTGGGCGGGTCCTGTGGGGCGTCGCCGGCCGGGTCGGTGTAGGGCTCGGTCATCCGGTTCGCTGCTCGAGCGGCCTCCTCGGCGCGGTTCTGCTCCTCCTGGTCCGGGTCGAGCCCACGGGACCGGAGCGACGTCTCGCGGCTGACGCCGGCGGCTTGCTCGGCGGCGGCGGTCTGCCACACCTCGAGGTCGTTCGTCGGGAGGATGTCGGGCCACTGCACGGTGACGGTGCCGGACCATCCACCGAGGGCGAGGAGCCGGCGCGTGAGGTCGCGGATGAGCCGGCCGTAGGTGAGTCGCTTCTGTGACGTCGACTGCAACAACGGGGCAAACAAGATCCGGAGGGCGACACCGGAGAGGGCGCCGGCGGCGTCGAGCCTGCCGGCGGCGACGGCTGGCACGCGGGAGTGTTCGCGGAACTGGTCGTGAAGTTCGCCGAGCCAACCGACCGACGTCGATGCGCCCTCGGGGAGCTCGACGTAATCGAGCGACATGTCGGGGCCGGGGAGGGCCGTGATCTTGTCGTTTCCAAGGTCGATGTTCTGCACCTGTGCCGGCGTCATCCCCTTGGCGGTGACGGTCGGGTGTGCGTGGATGCGGGCGGTGCGGTTGAGGTCCGAGGCGCGGGCGATGCCGGCGCGGGTGAGGGCGATGTTCACGGCGTCGATGTCGCTGCGTCCCCAGAATTGGCCGGGCGCGGGGAGGTTCTGAGCGTCGACGATCGGGGGCCACGGCCACGGCCAGATGGTCGGCTGTCCGATCCGGAGCCACCGGCCGGCCTTGTCGGTGCGGTCGACGATGATCTCCCACCGGGTGGGCCGGTCGGGATCGTCGGGCGTGAACGTGTGGCGCTCGAGGCCGGCGCGCTTGTCGGCGCCCTTGGCCGCGGCATCGGTGCGGAACGTCGCGGTGAACTTCGTGGCGCGGTGGACGTTGCGCGGCGTCCATGTGGCGTCGACGTCGCTCGAGTCGAGAACGGCGAGCTCGATGAGCTCGGGCCGGTAGCGGAACGTCGCCGGCGGGACGGCGCCGGCGTTGAGCGTGTTGATGCGGATGACGGCGTGACCGGTGATGCCGCCGAGGGTGGCGAGCTCGAGCTCGAGGAGCGGGCCTCCGCTGTTCTCGAGGACGGTGTCGAGCCACGCCTGAGCGGCGGCGGTGTCGGCCTCGGTGGCGGCGCCGTCAAGTTGGACCTGTAGCGGGGCGCCTTCCTCGCCGAACAACCAATGCACGGACGTGTCGAGCGCGTCGCCGGACCATCCCAAGATGACGTTGTCGTCAATCTCGTACGTGCGCCCGTCCTCGCCGATGACGCGCCGGTTGTTGAGCGGCTTGGCGTGCTCGGCGTGGTAGGCGACCCAAGCGTCGCGGATGCGTTGACGGCGACGGTCGTCGTCCTCGGCGGCGTTCTGCTCGATGGTCGCTGCGGTCGGGTCGGTGGTCATGGCGGCGAGGCTACCGAGCGCGCCGGCGGCGGGCGCTCATCCGTCGGTCGTCGACGAGCGACGCGTCGACGAGGACCTGCACGACGGCTAGCCGGCGCTGCCGGCCTGGACGATGCTGCCCTCGGCGCCGAGCCCGTGCGCGACGCCATAGCGGAGGGCGTCGACTCCGTGGTCGTTCACCTTGAGGGGCTTGTCCTCGCCGCGTTTCTGCGCCTTGGGGTCCCACACGTAGCCCTCAATCTCGACGATGAGCTCGGTGCACCTCGAGGCGACGTAGAGGCCGGGGTCGGGCCGGCCGAGGAGGGTGGTGACGCGCCGGATGCCGTCGGCGACTTCGTTGTTCGCTGCGCGGACGTAGAGCCCACGGTTCCGGAGCTCGGTGATGAACGACGCGGCGGAGGGGTCGACGACCCATGTGTCGACCTGGGGGACGGGGACGGGGACGAGGCCGGGGGCGGCGCGGGCGGCGGTGTGCTCGGTCGCCCACTCGATGAGGGCGTCGGCGTACTGGGCGTCGGACATCCGTCGGCCGGTGCGCCCATCGAACCGCCATTCGGCTTCGACGACGATGGCGCCCTTCGCGTCGCGGCCCATGAGGAGCGCGTGGAACGGGTTGTTGGTGCCGTAGTCGAGCGCGACCCACCTCGAGCGGATCGGCGGGCCAACGTCGCGGACGTGGCGGCTCGCCTCCCACAGTTCGTAGATGGCGCCCTCGGCGGCGACCCACTCGCCGAGGATGAACCGGCGGTACCAAAGTCCGGTGTTCTCGGCGATGAGCGCGGCGACGTAGTCGGGGTCGAGGTAGGTGGCGTCGGCGAGGCGGAACGTGAACCGGCGGAGGGTGCCGGCGAGCTTCGGGTTCTCGAGGTAGTCCTTGAGCAGCCAGTGGTGTGGGCTGTCGGGGTTCGTGGTGCCGAGGAGGCGGGCGCCGGGGACCGACAGACGGCCGAGGAGTTGTTTCCAGAAATTGAGCGGGACGAGCGTGGCCTCGTCGACGTAGGCGCCGGCGAGGGTCATGCCGCGGAGCTTGCCTTCGGCGCCCTCGTCGTTCGCGCCGATGATCCACACCATCCGGCCGAGGAGGAGGATGCCGCCCTCGGTTTTCTTGTACGGAACGAGCGAGCCGATGACGGGGAGGATGTTGCGGGCGACGGTGCGCTCGGTCTTGCCGATGATGGCGAGCTCGCCGGGTGGGGAGGCGGCGACGTAGGCGAGCCACGCGATGACGCTCGCGACGGTCTTGCCGGACCGGATCGAGCCCTCCCATATGTTGATCCGTCGATCCGCGTGGGCGACGCTGAGCCGTTGCGGCTCGGTCGGGATCGGGATGGGGTCGGTCGGGATCGTTAGGCCGGCGAGTCCTCCGGAGGAGCGGGCTGCGACCATACCGAAAGCACCTCCCCCAACCGTTCGGCCAGCACTGTCGCCGGGTCCTTCTCGGGCTCCGGTGGCGCCTGCTGCCGGACGGCGAGGTTAGCGAGCGTCGTCGCGGCTTGGAGGCGCGCCCACAGTTGCGAGCTCGAGCCGACGGCGACGCCATCGCGGACCGACGCGAGGAAGCGAACGGACTTGTCGAGCTCGAGGGCGAGGTCGACGACGGCGGTCGTGGTGGCGAGGTGGGTGAGCTCGACGACGCGGTCGGCCACCTCCTCGAGGGCGAGACGGCGGCGCGCCGTGCTGACGCTGACGCCGGCGCGGCGTGCGGCCTCGGCGACGGTGGCGCCCATCGCCATCGACGCGGCGAGGAGCTCGTTCACGGCCTCGGGGTTCTGTCCTGTCGAGCTCATCGGCGGGGACGCTACCGCCGAGGGGGGTGGGGGGGTCGCGGTTCACACGGCGTCACAGAGCCCAGATAGTCGGTTGGTCGGGGGCGTTCGGCACCGCGATTGGCTCCACGCTCTCGGTGAACCCGTCGAGCAGGTACACGGTGTCACCGGGCTTGAGGCCGGGGAGGAACGGCAGAGCCGAGGAGATGTCGATGAACTCCGGCCACAGCGTGAGCCGCCCGTAGCCGTCGTGGATGATGTAGCTGCCCTCCGCTGGGCGAATGTCGTCGTCGGTGATGACCTTGACCTTCCGTAGTGTGCCCTCGCCGATCATCGACGACAGGACGATCGGGTGCGGCGGGTTGTGGTTGCTGATGTCGTCGAACTTGTGCGCCCACTCGTCGTTCGTCATCAGACCGCGGCCGGATGCCTCGTAGAAATCGTCGTCGTCGGCTTCATAGTCGGGCACGTAGCCCTTCGGAATGACGCTGCACACGATGTAGCCGTCATGCGCTCCGACTTCGGGTCGCGCGCTGGTGACGCCGATGGTGACGGGGTGGTCCGGCGGCGTCCACACACCATCGGTGCAGTCGGGGCACGGCGAGCTTCCGAACATGTCGTCGCGGAACTCGCTGCGTCCAGCGCACGTCGGGCAGGGGAGGCCCGGGAGGATCGGCAACAGACCGGCGGTGAGCGCTGCGCCGTGGATCGGGTCGATGTAGACGGTGGTCATCATGCGCTCCTGTAGTGGCGGGCTTCGGATTCGGCCCGGAGTCGTGCGTGGTCGTGGGCTCGGCGTGCTTTCGCGTTGGCGAGGATCTGCCGGGTGTTGTCGATGGTCTTGCGGATCTCGTCAGGGGGCTGGGGGTGGCCGGCAGTGAGCGTGAACGACGCGCCGTAGACGCCGGCGGTCG